GTCTCCCGTCTCACGGGCTTGCTTTGCCATTTCTAATAGTGTTAAAGCTGCCATATTTATGATTCCTAACTTTGAGTGCTTTGCTGTGTAGCGGGGGCATCACGCTCAAAGGTAGAAATCACTTCTAGTCTTTTCCGCAATCTTTTATTAATTAGGGCATCACGCCCCATTAACTCAGATTAAGCTGATAATATCATATTAATAATTAATGTTGCAAAAATGACAACAGAAACTTTAATCACGTTACAGCCAAATCAATTGCCAGAAGCGATCGCTAAAGGCTATCGGGGCGGTAACATACTTGGCGACGATAACAACCCAACATTAAAGAGCATTGCTTATCAAAGACAGCAAGCTAATGTCAGGCGTTGCATAGATTTCTACGAGGGCCAAAGCGCTTGGATTTATGGCGAAAACCTCGATCAGATTATTGATAATTTGGCTGAGGAATATTTACCACTCATGCCAAGCGAAACACCGAAAGAGTGGTATTTCAGATTAAGGCGATCGCTATTTGTTAATTTCTTTAAACCAGCCGTCAAAATTGTATCTAGTCTGCTAAGTAAATGGGTGCTTAGTGGCAATGTACCTGAGTCGGTTATCAATGCATCAAAGAACTTTGACAAGCGCGGAACATCAATTAGAGCATTCTTTCTCGAAGCCGATCGCATGGCTGTTAGAGATGGCTTTGTAGGGGTGCTTACCCTTTATCCTAATTTTGGCGAAATCCCTAATCGTGCAGTTGAACAACAATTAGATTTGCGCCCCTATTCAGTGCTAATTCCTAGATTAGATATTGATATCAAGGATTACGAATACACCAATGACGGCTCTGTACTGCTTAAGCACGTCACGATTGATCGGAGTGAGGTAATTAGCGAAACCCGTTACCAGCAATCAATGAAAAATTATTGCTGGGAATACGAGCTAATCAAAGTGCAAGAAGAAGATCGTATTTACTATGCTGTGATGAGATCGGTAACTTGCATTGAAACTAACGACAAAGGCGAAAAGGAATACATAGAGGTAGAAGCGCCTAAACCATTGTTAGATACAAATGGTAAGCCACTAAGTCAAATCCCTTTTGTCCTGTACTCAGTAACCAGCGCTAACCCATGGGATACGATACCCCCGTTACTTGATTTGCAGCAAAAGAATCATACCTACTACCAAGTATTTAGCGATTGGCTTGCAACAGTTCGCAAGATGCAGCCAACGGCAGTTCGTGAGCATATTGATTTTATTCCAGAAAAACGCGATCCTTTGTCTACAGGCGGCGCTGCTGTCATTGAGACAGTGATAACTCAAATCGGGGCTGCTAAGGTTTACTATTTGCAAGCTGATGCTAATAGTGTCGCGCCTATGATTCAAGCGCTAGATAGATTAGAGGCACTGATTAAGCAGACTGTTTTCAATTTCTTAGGTGAGTCTTTTGTCCAACAATCTGCTACTGAGGTAAGTATCAAAGCAGGGCAAAACGAAGCAGGATTACAAGAGTATGAGGTTAACAAAGAGTCAGGCTCTCAGCAAATCTTTTGTCATTGGGCAATGTGGGAAGGATTAGACGTAACAGATGATCACGGTACAATTGACGTAGATTTGAGCTTTATTCTTGCCCCTGCGGATGTGAATCTAATTCGCACTATCTTCGAGGTAATTAATAAAGGATTAACAGAAGAAGCTGCTACTGAGATTTTGCATAGGGTTAATTTCTTACCAAAAGATCAGAAGATTGTGGCGATCGCGCCGCCTGTTGAGACGGTTGCTGCTAATCAAAGCCAATCGGTAGAGACTGATGATGAAGATGACAGCGAAAATGATGAAGAAGATGAAACGGAGTCGGAATCATGAGTACATGGACAAACAATGATCGCGATCGCATCGTGAAATACCTCAATCTCACACGCGATTATTACACTCTAATTGAAAGCACTCTCACAACCTACGAAGACACCTACGGGGTAAGTGCTATAACTGAGGTACAATCTAAGCTTGATGGACTTGACACATACAAAACTACTATCGATACTCAAATGACCGACGGTAGTCTTGGGGTAACCAGTCAATCTGTTCCATCGTTCTACAGTATCACCAAGCAAAGTGGCTCCGATCTTAGAGCTACAATGGCTTTATACAATGGCGATCGGCAATGGCTTATCGACAATTTGCAACTACAGAATTATGCGAGTTTATCAGGAAAACATACTAGAGCTTGAATATGCGATTTAAATTTAGAAACTATTTCTACCAGAACGAAGAAAGCGGCGCTGAGTCTACCGATGGTGTTAGCAGTGGCGCAGCGGATGAGGTAAAACAGCCAGAATCAGAAGAAAACGAAACAGTCAAAGTCACACTCAAAAAACTGAGATTGCAAGCTGATGCAGCAGAGAAAAGAGCTAAGCAGCTTGAGGCTCAACTTAAGGAAAGGGAGCGTTTAGACGAAGAAGAACGAGCCAAGCGGACGGGTGATTTTGAGTCATTAAAGGAGCGTCTGTTAACGGAAACAGCAGCCAAAGAAGCAGCAGCCAAGAAACGTGAAGAGGAGGCGCTGCAAAGGCTAGAAGAAAAAGACGCTAAGTTTAAAGAGCAATTCATCAAAAAAGAAATTAAAGCCGCTTTTGCTCAGGTTTTTAAATCTGAATTTCTTGATGACTTCACCAATAACCCTGCATACGCTAAGCAGTTGGAAGCAGTGGAAAACGAAGACGGCGATCTTGAGGTGATTGTTGTAGAGTCAGTCAAAGATCGCACTCAGCGATTTAAGGTTGTGGATAAGAAGACTGTACCCTTCACAATTGAAGATTGGGCTAACGAGATTGCAGCTAAGAAGCCATCAGCAGCAAAGCCACTTAATCGCGCTAGTGGTGATAATATCCCTAATGGCAGTGGCAAGCGTCAAACCAGTGACTTTAACCGCACAGCCGATCCGATGGATCTGGTGAAGAGAGGGTTAGGACTTAGCTAATTAGCTGAACTAAAATCATGGAAATCTACCAAATTAGTGGATGCTCGGACGCTTTAAAGACTTGGGTGCAAAATCTTTTTACTGAAAATGGCATTGATTATCACTTAAATAAAATGTCTGACGGATGGTGTTTCGACATTGAGCAAACAAAAAAGTGTATCTGGAAAACAACCTTTCTTGAACGACTTGCTGTTTCTAATTTAGATGATTCAGACAAACAATTCTTGTTAGGTGTTAATTAGCTGACTTAACCAACAAAAAAGCGCTGTAGTGATATGGCGCTTTTTTGGTAATAAATTTAAGGATTTAATTATGCAAAAAAAAGTTGAAGAAATGAATGCATCAGAGTTAATAGGTTTTGCCTTACTGAATCCTGATAAAACTAAATCAAGTCTGTCACGGATTGAGAGCGAAAATAGATATAAGTTTTATCGCGATCAAAACTACAATAGCGAACGCGATAGAAGAGCGCAGGAGTGGATAGCGGTACTAAAATCAGCGGTACTAAAATCATGAGTATTCAAATTGAAGCGGAAAGGCTTGCTGAAAAACATAAAAAAGCATTAATCCTAGAACTTGACGAATTACTAGGAAAATATCGTAAATACCCTGACGGATTTATTTTTTACTTTAGAGGCAAAGATGATGAACCAGAGGAATGCAAGATTCTTAATGCGTATGTAGATTTTCAGCCAAACAAAAATATTCTTTTTGATTATTCAGGGTTTGCAATTTGGTATAGGTGTCACAGCCCTTATTGGTGTACCGAGGAAGGGACTCATTACCCTATGTCTGAGGATCTTGTGGATAGAGCTATCGAAAAATACGGGTTACATGGCCCTGCTACTGCCAAAGCTTGATAGACGATTAACAGGAGGCATTGACGCGATCGCATACCGTAAACAGTCGATGCCATGCGTCACCTGGTTATCGGCTTCTTCTTCTGTGATATTGCCATACTTATCTTTTTTGCGGTGATACGATTGGCACTCCTCAAAGAACTGAGGCAATGTATCCACAATCTTGATCCGTTCGTGGTAGAAGTCGCTACTCATTAAGTCAATGCCCTTAATAAAGTCGTTTACCGCGCCCCTAACTTCTGAGCAGTAATTCTTAAATGGTTCTTTGAATACTTGCCCCTCTTTTGGTTTCCACACTCGTAATGATTTGATTGCGTCAGGTCGAGATGGGTCACCAAAAGCGCGATTAACCTGCCATTTCATCGCTAATTTATGGCACTCGTATAAAAAGTCATCTTCTAATATTGCCTGACCCTGCATTGTTCTAGGTACGCGCCACTCGTCAACGACAAACCAGTGATAAAAGCCATCTTTGATAAAGGCGCAAACTACCAAGGCTCTAGGATTTACCGCGCCCCAGTCTACCGACAATATGCGATAAATGAAATCTTTAGGTAAGTCGCGATCGCTGATGACATGGCGATCGCTTAACGTTTCAAAAAACTGCCCTTCAAAAGTTTCAAATGATGCTTCCATCTCTTGACGGAATAAGCGGGGGGATAAGCTTTGTCTAAGTAGCTCAATGTCTTCTGGTTTAAGGATCGGATTATCGGCACTCTTATATTTAAACGCTTGCCATACCCTAGGATCGGCAACAAGTGCGTTTTGATAAGCCTCATAGGTATGATTAACCTTGCCCTTGGGAGTATAAGTTAATAGCGCTGTACTGCCTTGCGTATCAGATAGCGCAGGTTGAATAATCTCTGGAAAAATACTTGCTTTCCAGTCTTGCCACTCATCACCGCCAAAATGCCATAGACGCAAACCACGAGCGCGATCGCCGTCACCATCGTTAAGTCCCATGATCATTAGATCGGGCATATAGAACTTATACGGATCGGGATTCTTGAAGGTAATTGTAAATTCTGATTTACTGACATTCTCGACTGCTTTATGGTTGCGTAAGGTGTTTAGCAACTGCTTCCATAGCAGCCTACGAGCCATAACCAAGGTAGGAGCAGCTAACACTACTACAGGCGGCGCTACTGGGTTATATGGCGCACCAACCGCAACGCGCTCAAGGGCTTTGTATATCTGCAAGATGGTTTTACCAAAGCGCCGCCCTGATACTGCGATCGTGTATTTGGCTTGGCTATTCGCTATCGTTTGCTGGAGGGGGTGTAGTTGAAGCTTCTTCTGCTGTTGCGAGTATGTCCGAGAAAGCGCCGATCGGTTCTGTCGGTTCAAACTGTTCGTTAACGTCGCCAGTCCCATTTTTAAGCAATTCCCTAAGCAGATTTTTAAATTGTTCTATTCCCCTAGATGCAACTACAGCAAATTCGGGCGGTAGCACTTCATTAGTAGCTAAAAAGTTAATAGCGTCAATGATATCCATTTTAGGCTTTTCGCCGCCCGTTGCAAATATGCCAAGCTTATCAGAGTACTCGTAAAAAGCGATCGCATCCTTCACGCTCCATTTATCCGTAGGCATAAATATTTGAGTACCATCTTCACTTGTCTCTGGTCTGAGTAATGGCACTCTAGCGATGGTGTCAGCTTTTTTGATGAGCTTATCGCGCCGATTCCATGCATCTCTTTCCATCTGCAAACGACGATTTAATCGCTCTTTTTGCAGCATGATTGACTCTTTTTCTAGCTCGTTATCGTCAAAAGCGCTGCAACGCTTAACCCATGAGTATTTAGATGACCATCGCTCTACAATTATGCGAGAGCCATGACCTAATTTAAGCCTAACTTTTTCAGCACTCCTATCGCGCCCCATATCCCTATAGATACAAAAAGCCGCCCAACTTTTGTCTGTTTCGTTGGGCTGGCGATCGTACGGTTTGGATTTTGGATTTGTGGGCATTAAATCTTATTCAAATTAGCTTTTTTCATTCTACCCATTTAACGGATGTTTGTCATAAATCTCAATAAAAAATAATTTCGATAAGGGGTTGACAAATGACGATAAGGGGTTTAATATATAGAAAGTTAAGAAAACAAACAGACAAAACAAAGCAATGAACGACTTAATCACAGCACTACAAAACGCAAACGAAAATCTGAACTTCTGGAAAAACGAATACAAAGAAGCTTTTGTTACTGAAATTGACTGCTACGACGATGAATGCCGCGCACATGTAGTAGAAAACCTTGAGTTAGCTAAAGCTCAAAGAAAAGCAGCACAAGCAATGGTTAGAGGTTACTAATGACTAAACCAAAAGCAGACACCGATCGTGAATATAGGGATCGGTGTAAGTTAGATGTATCACATCGCTATTGTGTAAATTGTCAGAAAAAGCTACGGTACGATTGCAAAAGAGATACATGCAAAAAATGCGATCGCAAAAGTGGAGAGCATCAAAAAAGAATGTATATGCAACGTAAATTAAAAGCAGCTATCTAACATAGATTCAAACGCCGCCGTATCATTTTTTATACCAATACTTTCCTTATACTCATTCCACCGTTTCATTGTGCCACTGCCAACGACTATCGGTATGGGTTGCTTATTGCCACCACTGCGATCGCTTGCGTATGCGGGAAGATTATCGTTGTCTGAGAACTTGAGAAAATCAGGCTCTTGATGATCGATGATTTCTTGCTTTTGCTCTGCTAATTTTGCGAGTTCATCATCAAAATATAAATCGCTGAGATCAATCTCTTCATTAATTTCAACTAATAATTGAATGTCGGGATTCCAATCAAGATGTGGAATCCTATTAGCTGCTACGCCTAACTCTACAGCCCTTGGATCGTCTGCTGTCTCTATATCAGTCCGAACATGAACGACAGGCTTAGAGCCATCGGTGTAGACAAAGATCGGCTCTACTTCATCGCCAAAAATATCTAAACAATTTGCGAGTGTATTGCTACCGTCAAAAGCTTCTAAGTTCTTAGCTACGGTTATCGCACTAATAACGCCGTTTTTGCGTATTGAGTGTTCTAGCATTCCCGTAGCTCTTACATCGTGCAAGTTAGCATTTTTGCGCTGTTCCCTGACATCTGAGAGCTTGGCTTTACTTTTCGCCATAAATCAACATACGAATTTACAGCGATTGTAGCATTATCGCGCCCCTTGATGGCGATATCGTAGGGGCGCGGATGTTTTTAGCTTACTGGTAGCTCGGTTTGATATTCAGACGAATAAGCGATCGCTTTAGCCTGATTAGGGCGTAAGTGCTTTTCCTCCCATGTTGGCTCTAATGGTTTACCGACAGTTTGCTCATGCAATTGTCGCAAGCCGATCGCCGCGTCTAAAACCTTGCCAGAATTACCAGACATCAAAGCCATTTGATTAGCTAAGCTGTTTAAATTCAAGTCATAGGCAGAAAGGCGATCCAAGGGAGTCTCCGATTTTTTAAGCCCTGCTTCTTCTCTGAGTTGGGTTGCATTTTTGCGATACAGACCACGATACCGATTGTTATGGACTTCGGCATAACTAGCGCAGTCAAGTTTAGCTAGCTCCATAGTTTCCTTGTTAGTGCCAGAAACCAAGACACGCTTTTTAGCCCTCTCAACCCGATCGCGGTTATGAGAATTAATCAGGATGTCAGCAGCAAAATCTTCAGGCGATTCAATAAAACTGCCAATAATGCCAAGCATCCAAGATTTAAACTCAACCGATAAATAGCCAGCATACTCAAGAGCGATCTTGTAGTGAGCTAAAGTTTCGCCGCCCTTACCACGCTTGGATTCCATAAAGGAAGATTTAAAGCCTTTATCTTCTTTTGAGATTTGCTTCACAAGCCTTTTAGCTTCAGGTAAAATCTTCCACTTGTTTGGGGTTTGACTTTGTGGACTGCCAGCCATTCTCCAAAGTTGAGTCAAACTGACTAACTCAGTTTTGGAAAATTCAACCTGAACACCGTTGCGATCTAATGTAATAATATCTTTAGCCATGTTATCTACCGTACCTAGTTAATGTGGTTTAAGCGATCGCACCGTCAAAAACTGCGATTCGCTTCTAATATTTTACCATTTTAAAAACCGAACGTGTTGATATATATACGTTTCACTACCATTTGACCTTATCCGCCTTTGTTTTTAGTGACAGCCAAACACATATCTATAAAATCTTGTTCAGGATATTTGTTTTTACACATATTGACCATTGAATGAACCCACTGAACATTTCCGACTACATAGCCTTTGCTACTGTCTATCCTGTCTAGGCTTGCGGTTTCATTACCATAAGCAATATCAATAGCCCAACCAGTTAAAGCGCATTTACCGTCAAACAGTGAGAATAAATACTCTTTAGATACAATCCATTCCAGCCCACGAGAAAAAGCAGATTTTTTAAATTTGTTAAATACTCTTTGCTCGTAACCAACCGACAAATTAGCCGAAAAGCTTTTATCTAATGCGCGGCATTTTTTACATCGCCAATCAGAGACACTGCTTTGCTTAGCATGATCTTTTCTGGTGTAAGCCTGCTCACAGTTACACCCAGCGCAAGTTGAACACCATCTACCATCATCTCTGCGATATATGGAGAAATCCGCGTCTCTAACAGATCTATAATCAGGCTTACAAGAGCTACAAACGCCACGATTCAGCATGTTTAGCGCTGAATTTTTGTATTTAAAAGAAGAAGCTTTACCGCAATTACAAGTAGCAAAATACAAATCCTCTTTGCGCGATATACGGTCATCCAATATTGGTAACATAGTAAAGATTACCACTTAACATAGCTACCAGTATAGCCCATTTCGTGACCGAAGACCAATAAGCTGCACTCATCTTACCCTTAGCAATATTCTTAGCATGACGCGCTTTAAATGCTTTGCGCTTTGCTTTCATTGCTTCAGATTCACCTTCTTTGGGTTTTCCCGCAGTCTCGGCACCTTGTTCGCCAAATCTGATCAACTTAACCTTGTCACCTTCCTTTGCCACGACTACATGAGACTTAGTAGGATGCTTAGGAGTGCGTTTAGGTTTGTTATAACCATCAACACCAGCTTTCTCAAGGCGCGGATCTTTCTTGGATGCCATAATTTTGTAAGTATGATTTTGCTAATAGTTTAGCAAATGTGAAACGCCTTTACTCTGATACTTTTGCAACATAGCTAACCAAATCTAGCAAGCGATTACCACGCTTAGCAGCGATCGCAGCCTCACATGCTGCGTACTCACTGATGCACTTAGCTAATTTGTCAGAGCGATAGTTGCCACTATTAATCTCGGTTTTTGAGAATCCCATAGCCATAAGCTC